TGAATCCGCAAGGGGCTCCCATCACGGGTCTTACTGGACCTGGTGTCACCGTGAAGGCCTCGCCCATCGGTGTGAAAATGCCAACTGTTCTACCGCTAGGAGACACGTATGTGATGGCTGAATACATCTATCTGGATCGGCCCGAGGCTAACCGCTTCCGCATCGCAGACATCCAGATTCCCGTCCCTCAACATTACCCGTTTGAACCACTCGATACTCAGCGGGCGACGAATATTCGTTTTCCACTGAAGGTACCGAATCCCACGCGCACACTCTTCTTCTATCTCCAGCGGTGGGAGGCTGCCCGCTACAATGCGCCCTTCTTGGCCACGCGGGACCTCTCTGGCCAGGGTGTCAATGTGGCCCCTTGGTGGCCCGATGCGTCGGGACTCAATGTCTATGCTCTCGGCGACCTCAGCCCTGGATTCAGCACAAGAGAATCAGAACCTCTGTCCTCTCTTGCACTAATCTATGAAGGTAAACTCACTCGCTACTGGACGGATTCGCCCTCCATGTTCCGCTCTCTGATTCCGTCGCTGGAAATGAGAAAGAGTCCATGGGTGAATCGGTATATGTATACGCTCCCTTTTGACCTCCAGCATGGACATATCGCGGCGTCTCTCGCAACAGGTGAGGCAAATTTGGATAAGATATTGAATATTGAGCTGGCACTAGAACTCCATCTGAATCGCGGCTCTGCGAATCCGAATGACGTGCCGCGTTATCAGGTCTATGTGTGGGCGGAGACGTATAATATTCTGCGGGTCTATGGTGGGCGGGCTGGAATGCTGTTTGGATATTAAGCGCGTCTGTTTTTATGTTTGCGTGTTTTGCGTCTGCGACCTCCAGATGCCTGTAACGCTTCAAGATGCGCGACAGCATCAATAGACCGCTCCAAAGCCTCTTGTTTTGCATCAAGCATAACTCTGACGTCTATTGAGTTCTCTCCGTATTCCAAAATAAGTCGAGGTAATTCTTCATTTATACGCCGAATCATTTCCTGTGCTTCCGTCACCTCTAATAATGCTCTTACCTTTTCAAGTTTCACGGAATTCACGGGATTCGCATGCTCTAACGCATAAATCTGAGATTGAAGATTTGTTATTATGGGGTTAAGATTATTCCTAGAATTTACCTCGCTGTTGAAATTCACCTCATCATTATCACCTTCGGCATTTAACATCGCTCGCGCTGCCTCTGAAGCGTTAATATGTCTTTGACGCCGTATTTCATTTTGCGCGGCTCTGTGATTATTCTGTAAAGCCCTCCGCTCAGCCGCCTTTTCATTAAGCCGCATTTGGAATGCGATATTCGCTGAACTTATCGGTGCTGCCGCCGCCGCCGCCTGGGCTGCGCGTATTTGATTTTTTCGTTCAGCGACCTTTACCGCCGCCCGATAAGTATTTCTATTACGCCGCAGCTCGAGTGGCAGACGTTGATTAGCTCGTGCTTTCATCTGTGCTTTTACAGCATTCGCGGGACTTACCGGCTGCCACATGTTTCCACGTGGAAGATTGTATTCAATACTGCGTCCCGCCATTCTATGATCTATTTATATTATAATCCTATACACCACTGGAATATGGTCGCTCAATAACATATCATCGTGATAGACCGTTTCAACATGCTGAACCCGTCGTATGTCTCGTGAAAGACACAGAAGGTGGTCCAAGTGCTCCTCCGTATCGGGAAATGTCGCGTGTGTCTCTTGATCTACGCGGTGGAAGCACTTGAAGATACATGTATTCGCGTCGCCGGCAATAAGAGGAAATTCACAACGGCTAGCAGCGACAAATAGTTGCTCTTCCTGCGCGTGGCGGGCGGCATTGAAGTTTAGACGAATACAGCACGCCTCCGTAATATCAGACTGCATATGCGTGTTGATAACCTGGAACTCGTTCTTGCCATCGCACATATTCACCGTAAAGAAGCCCTTCTTCACGACTACGTCGGCGCCTGATACACTAGTAAATGCCTCAAATTTGGGATTTGAGAGCACATGAAACTTGGGATGAAGAAGAGTTAAAAGTCCGCTCCCATTCTCAAGGCCAACTATATACCCGCCATAAATGCGATCATTCGGTGCCAAAAACGTCCACCCCTTTTCTTCCGCCTTTTTCCAAAAGAGCTTTCTATGTTCCTTTGAAAAAACTTCCTGAAGACAGACGATTTCTGCTCCTGAATTATTGAAAATCCAATCAATCATGGCAGGAACATTTATTTTACACCACGGAAGCCCGTGGATATTATATGTGAGAAGTCTCATCTATCTGACTTTAGTTCGCATATTTTAAACCACCACGACCCTTCTCAAAGGTCGCAATAGCCCACGAATCCACAATGACGCGCATCTCGGTGGATTTCTGACCAGAGACGGGGTCAACGGGAACGTTCGCGAGATCAGTATAGATGGTCGGCCTGTCCGCTGTCGTGAAGTTTATCGCTCCCTCGGGCTGGTGCTGGTAGGGTCCTTCGCGACCACGCAAGTCGCCGAGATCCCAGTTCATTGTGCCGAGTCCAGGACCAGGGTCGCGCTCCTCCTTGGCGAGATGCTGGAGCTTATTCCAGAGGAGAGGTGTGTTCAGCGGTTCGCGGTCGCGCGCTGCAATGATGAGAGAGACATTGTTATAATATTCAGTCCCGTCATCCTGCGTCATCTTCGTGTATTTGTTGGCACGTAGATCGGCGGTTTTGTGAAACCAGAAGAGGAGTCTGCCAGCGGGGTGTGTGGCGTCCACACGCCGAGTTCCGTTCGCGACTGCGCCTCTTGTGAGTGGTTCATAGTCCTTCGCGCCATATGTAAATGTATTCTCGTAGAGGCGAGAGAAGGGGATTTCTAGAGAGGAGCGCGTGAGTCTCTCGCGAGTATCAGGGTCCACATAGATATGGCGAGTCTCTAATTGAAGAGTGATAGGTGCGATGGCAGTGCGCTGCAGAGTTGCAACTGGTCCCAGGTCGCTGCGTCCCCACGGCACAGGCTTCGGCCTGGAATCGCTCGCTTCCACGAGGTCCTCGAGGCGGCGTAGAGTGACACGCAGCTTGTATGTCTGCGCCCTTGCCGCGATACTGGGAAATCCTCCATCGTCTGGGTGCTGACATCCAAGAAGAGGTAGGTGGAGACGCAGGCGACCGGGTGTCGCGGCCCGCCCTATCTCCAGGGCCGAGCCAGAATGGACGCCAGTGATTTTATTCTCCAGAAAGGCCGAGTTCAGAGAGCCACGCGCCCTGCTCGCAGCGTAGAGTGCATCGCCAGTGAACTCCTGGAGAAGAAGCTGGTCCTGGTAAATCTGAATTTTGCTGAAGAGGAAATAGCCAATTCCGTTCGTGTAGCCATAACTGACCCCGTCGGCATCAGTGATGACGGACTTAGGGTTTGAGGCGGCGACATGGGGCGGAAGCCAACTCGGCAAGTCAATCACGAGAGTCGGATCCACGAAGACTTCTCCTGCGGCCTCAAACTCAAACTCACATGTCCGACCAAAGTCGGCGCCGTTCAGTGGAGGGATTCGTCGGAGTTCGTGAAGCTGTGCGGGGACTGGGTTATATCGGTTATCATACGGCGAGACCGATGAGAAATCGTCGTTGAAAAAATACACGTCTTTGTTTCCTCTGGCCAGAAGTTCGTATAAGGCTCCTTCATTTGTAATGCCGCTGCGCATGGCCATTCCTCGCTCTTCTTGCTCTTGGTATTATCTTTAGACAGGGGAGACAAAGAAGAGATGGAATTCAATGAGTTCTTCGTATTGATGGAGAGAGGCAACATTCTATGCATCTATTCATCACTGCATGGAGTTTTGACGTGGCGGCCCAAGTTTGCATTGAAGGGACCGCTGGAGATTCACAGAGTTAAGCGGCTGGACAGAGACTTCAAAACTCAGATTATCACGACGAGCCCTGAGGCTTTTGAGCCTTTAACACCATTTCAGCAGCCTTATCCGCAGTTCGCGGAAGAGTAAGATAGGCCGTCCGCTTGTATGTGCGCATTTCAATGACGTGGGTCGCGGCCTCCCCTGTCTTAATCCACTCATCTAGATGGGCCTTCGTCTGTGAATAGGCGTCATTCGTATCCGAGATTCCATTGTTAAGCAGGCCCTTCAGAAGATTTACTGTCTCCTTGACACGGTCGTATTTGGTTTTTTCCATCTAAATACTATATCTTATTGTATTTAGATATGCCAAATATATATTTCGTCCGAAATGGGCGACTTGGTAACAATATTATACAATATATGGCGGCCAAAATTATTTCTAGAGTATTCGGACATACTCTCGTTGACTACAAATGTATGCTCAGTAATCCATATATAATTAATGACACAGACGAGGGGCAGTATTCCTTTTCATGGAACTGGTTTTGCGAGTCTGTAATAGAAGAAAGTTGCTGGCTTCTTGACCATCCACTCAAAAAAAGAGATATCTATCTCAATGGATATTTTCAGACGGCGGAAATCTATCTCTACATGCGTCCCTGGCTCCGCTCTCTGTTTACCCTCGATAACAAAGAGTTGATACGGTATGGTCTGCGAGTATGCGATCTGATGGCAGCGGAAGGTGTAGAGGCAGGCGGCCTTGTTGTCCATCTCCGCCTTGACGATTTCCAGGTGGCGAAGCAGGTCATCCATCCTCGGGTCTACCTGGAAGAACTTCGGAGACGGTCTGATCCAATCACACTTGTTCTGCAGAAACCGACGAAGCAAGAAGAGGGACTCTATCTTGCGATGTTCGAGGCTCTGCGACCGACCGTCATTTCGTCAAGTGTTCTGGAGGACCATGCTACACTTAGACGCGCCAAGAAGCTTATGACATCAAACAGCACATTCGCATGGACGGCAGCCTTCTTGGGAGATGCCGAGGAGCGATTTATTATGCCTCTGACAGGGCAGTTTCAGAGATTGGCGCATATAAGCCCCTCAGATACTATGATGCGGATTGAATATATAGATATGGATACATACAAACTTTCCGAATTCCCTATCCCCTTTTCTGGAGAGGACCTACAGGGGCTTTGTGATTATACGATTCTTAACAAAGAGAAGAAAGAGTATCACAAAAAACTTGATGTGAGTGTGGAGCCCTCTAGACAACTCTTTTTAAATACGACGTGGACCGTGCCTAAATCGGTGGGGGCAATTGCTATCTATACTGATCTTATTCGGGATTCCGTTGATAACATTTGCTCATATTTTGAGTCTGTCAGCCTACTTATCATCGATAATGGTGACACTGAGCCGTGTGGGCTAAGCATGAATATCTTTCTAGAGGCATATCCGAGAGCGCATATTTATGCGCAGAATAATGTGATATCGCATCCTCGTATTCACTCTCTGCCGATGGGAATTCAGAATCGGATGTGGCGCCAGATTGGCGCGGCACATATGCCCCCCATGGAAAAGAAGAATCTTGTGGTTGCAAGTAATTTTGGAAATACACATCCGAGCAGGGCGGTGCTGACAAAGACCCTGGAGCGAGCTCCTTTTCCTGGTCTTTTTATGCCCCCTCGCTGTTCACAGGAACAGTATTTATGTTATCTAGCTGAAAGCATGTATTCACTGTGTCCTCCAGGGAATGCGCACGATACGCATCGCCTGTGGGAGAGTCTATATTGTGGGGCTCGTCCTATTGTTTTGCGAACACCCTTTATTGTGCGGCTTCTGGAAACGTGTCCTGAATTTAAGCTTCATATTCTCGACAGCTTTGATGATGTTGAGCCGCCGCCCCCACTTGAAAGGGGTGATACGCGCCTTTTCTATTTATACATTGAGTATTGGAGAGAGTTATTCAGGAGTTATCTCCATGAATGAATCGCGACCATATCTGCGACCGAATTATTGATTTCATGGAGAAATTTTAAATTAACTATGTAAAGAGGACGAATAATATATTCATCTGGAAAATATTGCAAACAATAACTAAAATAAAGCTCATAATCAGCCATACCAGATCCTTTATAATCTTCAGGATTCACAAGTGATAACATAGCCTTCCAAGCTGGCATTCCGTGTATACGTTCTACGTGTGTAAGAAATGTCTTCATATGCTCTCTGCGAGTCATTATATGATGACAAACCCCAGAATAAGGTGGTAAACCTTTAAGACCAGGGATAAGTTTATCCATATGAATGAAATAGGGCTCATAATAATCGTCATTTATTGAGAAACAAATCTTATCATCTTTAAAGAAGTTAATAGGTCTTCTTAAAATAACGTCAGAGTCTAATATAAGTATGTGCGAAGATGTGGTAGGTAAATAATCATATACATATAGCTTAATAAGCTGTTGATAATACCAACCGACGCGAGGCGCATGCTTAATATAATTTGCAACATCATCTTTTGTAAATGGAAGCTTTGATTCAGGAATCCACGTTATCTCTTCAATCTCTGGATCCTCTGCCGATACCACATAGATAGTCCTTGCGCCGAGGGCATATTGCTTAATACTTTCAACGCAGAACGGTAAAATTGAACAATCCTTTTCATGATAAGGGATTAGAACATCAAAGGACATTAAGAACCCGCTCTGAGTCTAACCATGACGTGCCCCTTTATACTGATTCACATGGGCCCGATATTTCCCGAGTATGTGAATACATGCATTGGGCAGATTCGGAAGTGGAACCCTGACGCGCATATTGTGTTTATTGCAGATGAGGTTCACAGGGATAAAGTGATTGGGTGTGAATTTGTTCCACTCGAGTCTGTGCAATGTGGAGTGAAGCGCGTCACATTTCAGAGACGCTGCATCTTAGACTCCAACTTCCGCGGCGGTTTCTGGAAGTATAGCACGGAGCGGCTCTTCGTTCTGGAGGACTATCTTCAGCAGAGCGGCATTTCCGAGTGCATACATCTTGAGAATGACAATATGATCTACTTTAATGCCGAGCAGATGCTGCCTACGCTGAGAAAGGAGTATACTGGGCTCGCTGCACCCTATCTGGGACGAGGGGAACTGACCTTCGGTATTCTGTATGTAAAGAACACACTGGCGCTTCACGACATGAATGTCTTCATCCTCGGACTTTCACACACGGGGGATAATGAGATGAGGCTGGGCTGCCGTTTCTTCCTGATGAATCACGAGGAGGCCGATTTCCTACCGACAGTCTCAAATGAGTGTGAGATTCGCGACAGTGACTATCCGTTCGCGACGGCACATGGGGAGGCCTTCCGTGGAGTCTGGGATGCTGCGGCTTATGGACAGTATCTTGGAGGGATTGATGAGCGGAATGGGGCGGGGCGTCAGGTCGGCTTCGTGAACGAGACGTGCGCCTTTCGCACAGACCAATTTGAGTTTACGTGGGCTTTGTCTGCTTCAGGGGACGGTGATGGGCTCAAATATCCTCGAGCTCATCGCCATGGACATTCCTGGCCCATCTACATTCTTCATATTCACAGCAAGCAGCTGGACGACTTTGTTTCATGATAACTTCTGCGAATTCACAATATAAGAAATTGTCGTTGTACTACACCCATTTGCATAATACTTTCCAAGAGCAAGATCATCGCGCTGGGCAAAATCCGTATAATTTATTTTTACTGTGCCGGCGCCACTGGCGCCGCAGCTGCTAATATTTGCCATCGGTTGCGTGCTCATCAAGTTGTTAAGAAGATAGTTGTATCTCGTCTGTGACTGGATTTTGCGAAGTATGTCACTAGCGTCTCCCATCTAAACTCCGCAAACATTTTTACAAAGAGATGTGTGGCATTTGGGCATACCTTGGCCTATGCAACGAAGTCATTGATAATCCAGAACGGTGTATAAAACAGCTGAAGCCGCGGGGGCCCGAACAGATGGTCCGTGTTGATATGAGCGGCGTCATTCTCGGATTTGCCCGTCTCGCGATCAACGGGCTGAATCCCGACGGTATGCAGCCAATGCGGGATGAGCGTCTCATCTGGATGTGTAACGGCGAGATTTACAACTGGGAGCAGCTGGCGGAGACCTATGGTATTGAGACTCGGTCGGGAAGTGATTGCGAAGTGCTGGGGCCGCTATATCAGAAGATTGTGATAGATGGTGGTGCGACGCCCGATGTCTTCTTCAGACTACTGGATGGTGTGTTTGCCATGGTGATTGTCGATAAGATTGCGAGGACAATAACGGTAGGTCGCGATCCTTATGGTGTTCGCCCTCTCTTTATGGGACAGCGCCTCGGTCTCACCAATGCGCGTCAGGTATATACGTCGGGTCTCCTCTTTTCCAGCGAGATTAAGGGTATGTGGCCGATTGTCCCGTCGGCACTGCAGTTTCCGCCTGGCACATGCCAGATCTACACCACGGAGACGTTTGTGTGCACATATAGCGCGAAGTTCCATCACATCCAGAATCTAAAAAACCCGCTGTATTCGTCGGTTGAGCCGACGGGTCTTGAAATGGCATGTGCTGGCTTGAGAACGGCGCTTGTGAGTGCTGTGCGAAAGCGGATGCTGGCCGAGAGGCCTATTGCGGCCCTTCTGAGTGGCGGCGTGGATAGCAGTCTGATTGCGTCGCTTGTCGCCAAAGAGATGCGGGAAGTCGGTGGGCCGAAGCTGAAGACATTTAGCGTCGGCATGCTCGGTTCTCAGGACCTTCTATATGCTCGGAAGGTGGCGGACTGGATTGATTCGGACCACCACGAGATTGTGCTGGAGCCGCGCGACTTTCTTAATGCGATTCCTGAGGTTATTAAGACGATTGAGTCATTTGACACGACAACTGTGCGCGCATCGGTGGGGAACTGGCTCGTGGCGCGGGAGGTGGCGCGGCAGTCGGACTGTAAGGTCGTCTTTAATGGAGATGGAAGTGATGAGGTCTTCGGCTCCTATCTGTATTTCTACAATGCGCCGCACGATTCGGGGTATGAAGAGGAGGTGAGCCGTCTTCTGGGGGAGATTCATTCATTCGACGTGCTGCGCTCCGATCGGACGATTAGCTGTCATGGGCTGGAGCCGCGCACGCCGTTTCTAGACAAGCAGTTTGTGAATGTGGCGCGCTCCATTGCGACGGAGTGGCTACGGCCCCAGAAGAATGGCTTGTGTGAGAAGTGGATTCTGCGGCGGGCATTTGATGATGGAGTTACACTGCCGCACGAGGTTCTATGGCGGCGGAAGGAGGCGTTCAGCGATGGTGTGAGTCCGACGGAGAAGAGTTGGTCGCAGCTGATCGCGGAGTATGTAGAGGACTATGTGCCTGTAAAGTGGAGAGAGGATGCCGAACAAAAATATCCCAATCTGACGCCGACGACGGCTGAGCAATTTTTTTATCGTTTTCATTTTGAGGCTAATTATGGTAAGGCGTCATCACACTCGGTGATTCCGCATTTCTGGATGCCGAAGTGGTCGCCTGGTGTGACGGATCCGTCGGCTAGGGCATTAGCGATTTATTAGATAATGAATCCCATGTCCCTCACATAAGGGGCCTTCGTCGCGTGGGGAGGAGGGGGTGGAGGGGGAGGGAGCGGAGGAGGAGGGAGAGCCCTCTCGGGCTCTGAGACAGGGAGAACCTTCTCGGGCTCGGGAGGGAGGGTAGCGATTGGCTCCTGCTCTTGCTCCTGCTCCTGCTCCTGCTCCTGCTCCTGCTGCTTCTCCACTACAGCCTCTGTATCCGCCTCAACATCTGCTGAATGAACGGAGGTATTACGATCACAGACAAGCTTGTGACCTGCCTTCCAATCTGCTCGCTGGCAGACCGTATCACAGTAGTAAACAAGTCCGCATCCAGCACAGAGACCAGCACCATTTAGGTTCGTGATCTCCGTGCCGCACTGCTCACGTCCACAATAGTGGACATCCGTAACAGGGGGCTGAGCATCCTCCTGCTCTGCCTCTTCCTCTTCCTCCTCTTCCTCTTCCTCGGCCTCTTCCTCTTCCTCTTCCTCGGCCTCTTCCTCTTCCTCTTCCTCATTCTCAATATCTGCGAGAAGCTCCATCTCCTTCCGCTGCTGCTCAAGATCCGCAATGCGCCTCGTGATCATACCAACGATATTACAAAGAGAGAGAAGAAGAAGAACGGCGCCCGTATTCTGCTGTCCCACAATCATATACCCGCAACCGCTCGCCAGGAGCAACACAGCATTCACGCTAAGAATATCATAATGCTGAGACATTTTTGACTTGTTGATTTTTGGGTGAGGCGAAGCTTCAAATTTAGGCTGGGTTTGGCGCTAAAATTGAAGTTGGTTCTTTAAGAGGTATG